ATTGATCCAACTGGGGTTGAACTTGTAATGTATGTTGTTCCTAAAGAAACACGATTATCTGATGAATCGAAGTATACTAGATTTGCTGTTCCATCAGTTGTAAAAGATTCTCCTTGAGCATTATTTAAATATAATGTATCGATTCCATTATTATTAGCAGTAATAGTAATTCTAGCATCTCTACCACTGTTACTGGAAACTGAAGAAGTTACAATTCCAACAACATCACCAATTGCATAACCATTACCAGAATTTACTATTGTTGCTGCTGTAATTGCTCCCGCTGAAGCAGTTATATTTAATGTGAGACCTGATCCATTTCCGATAATATTATAAGTTGAAACATTAGTATCAGTTACATAATTTGATCCCGCCGTTGTAACTCCAACAGAAGAAACTGAACATCCAGTTCCTACAATATAACCATAATTATACGTTTTGGTGCTTTCACTAATTTTTCTACCAGTGGTCAAAATACCCACCATAGTAGAATTTGTTGTTGTTGTAATACCAACGCTTAGTTTTCTTGGAAAAACTGTAAGTGGATTATTCTGAAGATTTGGAATATATCCATTACTTTCATTAAGAGTTGGGTTATAGAAAAACGCAGTAGATGGTGTATTAGTAACAAAGTTTGCCCTATAAAGAGTAAATTTCATATCTTGATATTGGTCTGCAGTCCATATAGATCCATTTTGGGATTTAAATAGACTTCCCATAGCAAATTGTTGCGTATAAACAACGGACTCTGAATCGGGAAGATTTTGAGATTGAATTGTTTTCTTACCCATTTCGGCAATGAAAACCTCATATTCAACACTTTCAGGTGCTAAAAGAACAATAGCATATTCTAATCCAGGTGCCAAATAAATTGGATAATCAAATACTGCTTTTGTTACTGCAGTTGCATCATCTGAAGTTTGAATTTGATCTGGTCTGAGTGTAACTGAATTTCCAACAACAATAGTTGTAGGTGTGCCCAATTCGACTGTTCTAACTTCAACAGTAAGTGGATTATTTCCACTATCTTTTTTATAGAAAAATAGATCAACTTCTGTTAAGAATCCACCATCTTGGTCAACCGTAAATGTTTGAGCAAGAGGATCTTTTCCACCTCCCCTATTTTGTTGTGGGAATTGCGTTTGCTCAAAATTTGTAGTGACTCTAGTTATATTTGTAGTTGTTAATCTATTAGTAGTGACCGTAGTTGTATTTGTAATAGTAGTTTCATATAATTCTAAAGTTCCATCTGAAATATAATTAGTTTCTGCTGCAGAAATTGTAGTACTTCCTGCAACGGCAGTTTCATTAGTTGGACTTGATGAAACTTTATAGGTCTTTGTACCAGTATTAATTCTCACATCTGGAGCTGGATTTATATTAGGATCTCTAATAAAGAAAGCACCAATTAAATCCCCATAATTATCTGATATGAGACGAAGATCTTTTACATAAGCAATTGCGCCACTAGTTTGCCCAACCAGTTTTGCACCTCTTGCTAGATATCCAGAATAAAGACCTTGTGCTTCTTCTGATAGCGAATATGTATCTACGTTTAAAACTTTAGAAGAGGCACTATATGCATCCGGTATTGATTCAGATCTAGAATATGGATTTGTTGTAAATTTAGTGGTTGGAGCATTAAAAGGTCCAATTTTATGAGATGGCATTGCCACTCTAAAAGAAATTATTTTGTTGTTTTGATTATCATAACCAACTATAGTTTCACCAATGGTGAATGCAGAAGATGCTCCGTAATTTTCTAATGATTCACTGTTTGAAATTTCAAGTAATTTTGGAATAAAATCGACAGAACCATTTCCATCCAAGAATTGATAATATCTAGTATAAGGTTTCAAACTTGTAATTGTAAATTCAGTGTTTCTAGATCTCATGAATTCTTCGGCACGAGATTCTACTAATCTTGTAGAACTAGTAGTTCTGACTGCAGAACTGGTGGTTTCAGTTACAGTTTGAGAAAATTCTGTTGATAGTTCTGTTCTACTCGCATTAGCACCATTATCAACTGTAACAGTTCTGTCTCCAAGAACAGTATTATCTCTTTCAACCAGTACAAAATCTGTAACAGATATAGTTTTATTTGGTAATTGAATAGTTCTTACCCAATTATCTCTTTCTGGAGACAATTTAATCGATCCCTTATATGAAATTACGTGGAATGGGTTAACATTCTCTACTTGAGTTGCAAGAGGTTGGTTAATCCACTTTTCAGAAGAATATTTAAGTGTAACAGTGTTTCCAGTTTTTTGTATATTTGAATCTACTAAAGCATAATTTGTTGATAAATCTACTTCCTCATCAATTATATTAAGTGCTGGTGCGAGATAATTTTTAAGACTGTTTCTTGCAATAATGGGTCTCATTTCTTGCAACTCTGGATCTATTTCAAGAAGTGAGAAGTTTAAATTTACCCTTTCATAATTTTTAAAGTCATCCACAAAAAATCCAGTTTTAAATCTATTAAATCCTTGAGAGTCTTGTATCTGGAGTGTTTGAGTGCTTAATTCTAAAAGTGTTAGTGAAGTAACTCTTTCAAGATTCTTAACTCGATTTTCAATGAGACCAATGTCTCTCATTGTATATCTTCTATTATCAACTAAAGATAAAGTTGCATTTTTTGGATTATAAAGATATGGAGGAAGACTAATCGTCGCAATTTCCATTACATCATCAATTTTAACCGGAGACTTCGGATTAGTTGAAGAATTTCCCTGAATATAAACAAAGTCTCCATTTTTATCAAGATAGACTTTATCTATTCTTCCAATATAGTAATCATATCCAACAATAGTGCTTTCATTTGGTGTTAAATTCAATTTAATTGAAGAACTAAAGTCTCTATTTGAAAAATCAAATGGAGAGGAACTAGATCCAGTAAATACTGATACTCTAGGTCTAAAATCAAGAGTATCAGATGCTCTTAGGTTTCCGCCAGCACCAATTAAAGGTACATCATTTGCAAATTGCTCTTTATTGTAACTCAATGCAGTAAATACATCTCCATTATCTGTAGATGGAACACTGAAGTAATCAAAAACAACTAAAAGTCTTCTCGAAGGTTCTGTTTCTCCTTCATTTCTTACAATTTTAGAATAGTCATAATATTGTTCTTTTTGCCCCTTGTCTAGTTTAAATCTGTTGGTAATATCATTATAGTTTCCAAATGTAATAGTGTCGATTTCACCAATAATATTTGACTCTTCAAAAGTTACACTTTCATTAGTTAAAAATCTATTGGAATTTAAAAATACAACACTTACACTATTTGTAGACCTTGTAACAACTCTAGCTATGCATCCACTTTCTGATCCTATGATATTTTCGCCAATAATTGCATTTCCACCGATGTTTAAAACACTACTAAAAGATAGAGTATCTAAAGTAGGATTTGAGGTATTTAAAGATTCATATACTGCTAAAACTTTTGCAACATCAGGATAATTGAGAGAAACCTCCTGATCTTGAACTCTTAAACCATAATATGGATTATGTGCAAGTCCATCATTAATGGAGGTGCTAATTCCAGTTCCAGACTCTAAATACTTTGAATAAATTATATTTACAGTTTGACTTTTGTTATATTGCTTTTCTTTACTTTGAACACCATTTTTGATAAATGTTGCATTAATAGATGAAGTAGTTTTTCCAGAAGTAAGATTTGATAATGTAACTTGATTATTTGATAATGAAAATTGATCTGAAGTTAATGTTTGTGTGGTTCCATCAGTATAATGAACTGAATAGCGTTCTTCATCAAAACCTTGAAACAATGCCGTTGTTAATCCAGTTGGTAATGAAAAATCAGATACTGATAATACAATAGGACTACTTGATGATTTTGCACTAGTTGATTGAGCACTAAAAGTTAGAATTGAATCATTTAAATTTATTGATGACAAGTTAGAATTTGGAACCTGAGCATATAGAGAAGATTTTTCAAGATTTCTAACTACTGGTGCTCCAATACTAAATGAAATGTTGGTTGATACCCCAATAGCTCCGTTGCAAACTCCTGTTACAGTTGCAATACCTACAACTGTCATAGAGTCACCTGTTAAACTAATACTAGTTACTCTATTGAAATTTTCTACTGATCCAGTTGAAGTTTGATAGCGAATAATGCTTCCAGGTTTGATTGTGTTAAAAAACTTTCCTGGAGAAGTTACAACACCACCAGCAGTTACATTGATAGTATCTGCAGCATTAAATCCAATAGGAAGTTGTTTATTTAAAACCGAATCTCCCATGAATGCAGTGCTAAATCCGGACACTGCAGTTGATTGATAAACTTGCTTGATATCCTCAGTATCATAAACTGCAATATTTGCGATAGATCTTGGATATAATTCCAATCCATTGATAATAATCTGCTCACCTTTGATAAAAGACCCGGAAGTTTGTCTTAAATTAACCGCAGTAGTCCCATTTCCTGCAGAAACTGCATATCCACTTGCACCACTACTTTTCCCTTTAATGAAGGAAGTTGATGGTAATTGTGACTGAGATAATGCTTGATTTAGTGTTAACGATGTGTATGTTTGAACATCATAAAGATATAAATCCCAATTTGTAGATGCTGAAGAATATGCAGCATCTGTTAATCTAAAGTTGTAAACCCTAGCATCTCCAATTTTTGTTGTTGAACTTGGATTGCCAGAAGCACTTCTTCTAACAGAGTGTAATTCTACTGACTGATTTTGTTTTGGTGATCCAGTTATGTTGTTAATTCTAAGCAGACTACCCATTTCAAATGGGATGCTCACGTTTTCTACGTTTTGAGTTTCTCTAGGTTTTGATACATCTAAAATAGTTGTTGAAACTTTTTCAATATCATATCCTCTTACATACGCTTTTCCTGGAGATAATTTAATACACATTAAATCATCTGAAGGAGTATTTCCACTTTCAGTTTTTTGGTCCTTAAAAAATAAACCATTATTTCCAAGTCTATTATTTAAAGAATCATGTAATGAAATTTTAAATGGAGTTACTGAATAATTTCCAGATTCATCATATGTTCTTTGTGCCAAATAATCTTTAATAATCGAATATTCAGTATTGGTGTTTAATTTTTTAACTTGACCATTATCTAATCTGAGAAGTTCAATAAAATCTACATCACTATCTACACTATCAATAGTTTTTTTAATCAAAGATAGACCTATTTTAAATCTATCTGCTCCAGGAGCAGCATAATTAGTGAATCCTTTTGCATTATCATATAAAGAAGAATCTTCCTTAGCAGTTACAACTTCTTCAGATACTTTAAGACCTACTCTATATGACGGTGTATTGGTATAATAGTCTAGAATAATTGTTTGTTTTGAAACATTTACAAAAGTTCCTCTTACAAAATAAATTCCAGTATCGATAGAAATGGCAGAACCAACAGAAGTTGCATTAGTAGAAATAAGTGACGCAAATGGATTTCCTGCCACAATAGCAGTATTTCCATATACTACATTTTCACTAGAAAATAAAGACTCTCCATCTTGAAACGGTGTAATTGTAAAATTTTCTCCAGAATCGATATATTTTACATATAAAGTAATATATTCTAAGTCATTAATAAAGTCTGGTATTTCAATTTTTTGTATAACACCAGTTACTCCAGAAATTTGACCAGTAATTTTTTTCCCTACAAATTGACCAACATACAATGAAATGTTTATGCCAAAATTAGTAGGATTTACTTTAACCGCACTAAATTGTGGATCATATGTCAGATTTCCTGGAATTACTACAGATCCTTCTTTAAAAATATGACTACCAAAAGATTCAACTTGATTCTGTAAAATTGATTGGAGATTGTTTAATTCTCTTGCTTGTACGGGTTTTCCTGGATTAAAAAGAACTTTATAAAAATTCTTTTCGGCGTCAAAGTCATCAAAGTAAGGACTTACATTTAAATTTGTTTTTTGTGCCATTGGTTAGAATTCCAGGATAATTTTAATGTCTTCTTTTTGTCTAACATTACGAGATACGAGAGGTCTATTATCAATATAAATTACATCCCCCGTTTTTTTATTTATTTCAGGATTTGCGAGACCATTTGTGAACGTTACTCCAAGATTTACAATTGAATTATTTACAGTAGTTGTAATTCCAGAAAAAGATGAAATTTGTCCAGAAAATCCGCTTGTTTCTCCCACTACGTTTCCCCCAGAAAAGTTGAAGTCAATATTTGCTTTTGCTTCTGTTGAAACACCAACATAATCAGTTTGATCGTGCGTTGATCCATAATATAAAGATCTATCCCTAAAGTATTTTAAAACCTTTGTATCGGAATCATATGAAGCAACATATCCAACAGCAATTCCTGTCGAAACAGTCTGATTAATTTTTTCTCCGACTTCTGGTAAAAATGAATTTATGGAATCAAATTGCATTGCATATAAACCAGAAAACTCACCGCCACTAAAAGTTTCTGTAGATATAAATGTCGTTGGGTTTTTTAAAATACCAATTTGGCAAAATTTTGTATTTGTTGGAAAATCTCTAGTAGAATCATCAAACCTTGCATAAACCATTACTCTATCTGCACCCAATTCTTTATATAAATCAAATCCATGACCCCTAGATGGGGGTATAATGGGGATCAACTTTGCTGGGTTACTAATAGTGCTTCCTGGTTGTAAAGGACCCAAATCGACGATTCCATACGTGTATCCAGTGCCTCCTGATGTCACAGTAGTATCTGTAATTTGTCCATTAGCATTTGTTTGTATGAATACTCTTCCACCTACCCCATTACCCAAAATATCTACCTCACCTGAAGTATAATTGGATCCGGAATTTGCAATGTAGACAGTTTTAATTTGATTATTGTTTATTGAAGAATCTCCATTTTCCCTTACTGCAACAATTTGAGCATCTGCAGATGTTTCCCAATTATTTGGTAATGTTATATATTCTGTCGAATCAAATTTTATAATATCTGAAGGAGCGATTGTAAAAAGATATTTCCAAATATATCCATCCTCTCCAGTTCCAGCAACTGTTGGTTCTAAATCGGTAGTTGTTGGTTCATATTGAGACTGGTTTCCTGTGGTATTGATGCCACTTGAACCATTTTCAATACATATGTAAACATTGTAGTCGCTATTTAATACATAGTATTCTGAATCATAGAGTCTTGCTCTTCTTGATACTGGAGATAAATTTTCAATACTATAATCATGTCTATACATATCATATTTTTTACCTCTTACCCAATCGACTCTTTTAATAACTCTTCTTATATTTGAAGAAGTAATTTTTTTCCCAAAAAGAAGAGTATCTTCATATTGAGTCAAATAATCTAAGTTGTCTGTAGGATTAGGAATTACACCATTTGTTATTCCTGGACCATCCCAATTTACATTTCTACCAAAACCAGTGTAAATGTTTGGATTAGTCAGTCCAACCCAAACATAATATGAATTTGAAGAATCGTCTATTGATTCTATAAAATTACTGGCATTTAAAATTCTAAATTGATCTGTTACAAGTGCAGACATCTATATAATTCTTTTTGTTATATTTATATTATGTTATAGATCCCTTTTTAATGCTCCACTACTTCTTAGACCATATCCCCTTCTTTGAATAATTGGATATGTTGATAATCCTGCACTATATCCGACTGTAGTAATTCCAATACTAGATGTATATCCAGTTACTCCTATTGAAATTGGATTTGCAGATCTGGAGAATCCAGATAATCTTCCCCAAGATAGTCTACCAACTGGGTATTCCAGTGTTCCTGTAGTAGCAATACCAACAATAGAAGTGTTAGATGCAATATTGCATGTTATAATTCCTAGAGTCGAATTAATTGCATGAATTTGATAAATGTTATTTAAGAAAGAAGTACTAATAGAAACAATATCAGTGTTGCTGGTATTGACGGAAGTGACTCCCTGACCAATGGAAGTTTGGGAAATATATACTGGATATCCAACCTGCAGGTCTGGGAAAGAAAATGGATCTCTATCTAAAGTAAATTTAAGTGCCAGAGAAGATCCAATTCCATTAGTAGTTGCAATACCAACAATAGAAACATCATATCCTTCTACGTCTGATATATCCGTAATAATTTCATATTCTTCGGCAGAATTATTTGAAAAAATGAAAGCATCAAAATTAATTGGAGATTCGCCTTCATAATTGAATAGACTACTATCGTCAACAAATATTTGATTTGAAGAAATATTAAAATCTCCTATAATATTTGCAGTTGGATAAATTTGAGATTCTAAAGAATCTCTTGACTTGGAAATACTTTCTCCGTTAAGTATGAGGTCAGTTTTTTGCTTAGTCCAATAAAGAGGTTTATTATTGACACTATCAATTCCTTGATTTGTATACAAATTTGTTTCAATTTTATCAGATCCAGAAATATCATAAATGATTCTTTTATTTTGTGTAATTGTATTTTGAATATTTGAATTATTACTGAAAATTTGTACTGTATCTCCAACTTTAACAGTTTCTACTGTATTAATTTGAATGGTATCTTCGTCTCTTGTTCCTCGATAGAAAAATACTGCAATATCGTCTTCAGGTTCTGGAGCAACTGAAAATGTAAATGATGTTCCACCACTAAATTGATAAGAAATGCCAGGTTCTTGTAAAATTCCATTGATAAAAATAAGAAGAACAGAATCTAAATCAATTAGTTGAGAATCTGGATCATTTTCATCAGTTTCAAAACTGAGAAGTTCTGAATTATAGAAAAGTGGAAATCTAGTTCGTATACCGTCTTGATATGGTTTTACTGAATCAATATAATCTAATTCGCCAAACTGCCAAGCAGAAAAAGAATCTGTAAATACATCAAGAACAGTTAATTCAAACTCATTTATTGGTGAAGAAAGATCTTTTGCAGTTACTAGACCCACTGGTTTAAACACATCTCCCACTTTAAATGAATATCCATTTCTAGTAATTTTAAATGATTTAACTTCAAATAAAGTAGATCCTATTCCTGTGGTAGTTGAACTTGATCCAACTTCAATATTTAAAAGAAGACCAGTTCCAGTATCTGTAGTTGAACCAATTCCCAATCTTGAAACTCCAGTTACAGATAAGTTTTCATATGAAGGAGCAGACAGATTGATTGTTGGATTTGTATATCCAGTTCCAGCACTCACAATATTAAAAGATAGTGTACCACCAGCACCTACATTTGCAGTGACAACTGCCCCTGCTCCTGTATGACCACTCTCTGTTACTGCAACAGAAACTGGATAACGATATCCAGATCCAATGATATCCATTGTTCCAATTCCGATCGCAATAATAGTTCCACCAGCACCAACAATGGCAGTAACTGATGCCCCAACGAGAGGTGCTATACCTAAACCTCCAGTAGACCCAAGAGATACAATTACACCACCACGTGGTAATTGATTTTGATTAATATCATACTCTGATGTAAATAACGCATTATTGGTGGATGTTATTCCAGTAAATGTAATATTTGTTGTTCCAGAATTTTCTGTTATTAAATAATTGTTTGATGAATTGTTTAGAGTTGTAGGAGATTGAAAAATGCTATTGATAAATACAATTCCACTCCCACCAGAAGTTCCTAATCCTACTGTGTTTATCCCCTGACTGGTTAAAATAAATGTTTGTCCAATTCCAGTAAATTGGTTGGAAATATCATCATATATTTGATTAGTAGTATAGTCCTCACGTAAGAAAACTCTGCCACCAAAAGATGCCCTTTCTCTTGGCAAATTGGATTCACTTGGTCCAAGTAAATCAAGTGAATTTCCTCTAGGAGATTCACTAAAGAAAATTTTATTTTCCGAAATATTGTAAGAACCTCTATAAATTCTTGCAATAGAAGTATCTGTATGTATTCCTGCAGTGGATCCAACAAATCCACGTGCTACTTCAACAAGAGACATATTTCCAGTGAATGTGATTGGTCCAACACTTGTAGTTCCTAAACCAACATTTTCCACTCTCATGTATTCACCATTAACTTTTAAGATATCTGTTGGAATTATTGAACTAATTCCACTTAGACTAAAAATGGTAGAAGCAGTTCCAATCTGCCCACCATTACCTAACAATGTGTGAGTTATGTTGGAATATGCAAGAGGACTTTGTACAACATTATTAATTGAAATTATTGATTTTTCATTCTTTTTATACATTTCCAATTGATGTGCATTTCCTAAACCAAGAGAAGTAAATGTAACCCCAATTCCTTGATTTGCATAATCTTGTCTTGTGGAAATTCTAAAAGAGTCATTACTATCTTTAATGGCATAAACAACAGATGGTAATATAGTTGTAACTACACCGACATAATTAGTTGTTGCACCAATTCCCATTGCAGAAGTGCCAATTCCAATAAAAGATGATTTTGGCGTGTAAATTAATTGTTCTCCAGTATTGAAGAAATGATTTGAAATTGTAAATACACCTGTTACTGGATTTAAAACATTAGTATCAGATGGATCAAATGTCTTCATAAAAATTGGAATACCCTCATAATTTGCTTCAAAATCATATTTGTTTACATTTGGAGAATTAATTCCAAAATACTTTGCAACTTTGACTGATTGTTGAACCGGAGAATAATTTAATTCTGGTGGAATATTAACAGTATCTAAATCAGTGTAGAAATTTTCACTAAAAGAAAGTATTTCAAAATCTCCAGAAATTGAAGAGTCTGCATAAAATTTGACAATAAAATTATTTCCAGAAATTTCTGCACCAAAAGTTCCTATTCCCGAAGTACTTCCTATGGATAAAAATGGATATTGGAATGTATATGCATTATTAATATCATTAATTGCCATTACTTGATGTAAAGCACTTGTTTGCCCAAAACCAACTTTAATTATGGATTTTGATGAAGTAAATAATGATTTATCTAAAACTATAATACTTGTAGATCCTGATGAAATATTGTTAAATTGTGATTGGAATACTACAGTTCTTTCATTTCCGTTCGATTGTCCGGGAAGTTTAAATCTATAATTTCCATTTCCGACTGCAGTCGTTCCAAATCCAACATTTTTAGTTCTAACAATTATATTTTCTGCTGAAGTATTTGCATAATTTAAGGATAGAACACCTCCACTAATTGAAGATCCGAAAGATCCAATAAGACCAGAACTAGTTTCAGTCAAGTCATCATCAAAATAGTATTCACTTATATAAGTGTTACTACCATCATGAGTTAAGTAAACTTCAATATAGTTCATATTAGAACTATCACTATTTAAAATATGAATGTTACAATAAATTGCTGAATACTTTGATGCATCTAAGTTAAAAATGGAGGTTGTTATTCCTGCTGATACAACTTTATTTGCTGCAACTAAATCTATAAATCCGACACTTTGAGTAGTTCCAACACCAATCTTGGATATAAAAGTGTCCTGTAAAACTTTTATATCAAAATCTGAATTTTCAATATCTTCTGGTTCAAATCTTAAATAGAAATTTGATTCAGAATCCACATATCCTTCAATATTAGTTAAAAAATCCTCATTATTTAAAGAAGTTAATGATCCTTTTTGTAATGTAAATATATTTTCATCATTATTGATAGTTACAATTTCATCAAATTGAATTTCATTAGTAAAAATATTGCGGGTTTGAACTAAAAATTTGTTATAATTATTGCCAGAATTAATTTGCAATATATTGGATATTCCTGTTGGATCATCATTTTCACTTGAAAATTGAGAACTTACATCATCTATTTTTAAAACTCTATTAGTTTTACAAAGAATATAATCTGTAAGAGATATATTTTTAAATTTAATAAATTTTGATTTACTGTCTAAAGTATCTACATCAATAACCAAATCAAAATTGTTAGTAGTATCTACTCTATTTTCACTTGCAAATATATTTAAAAGAGATAATGTAGACTCTGTGGTTCCTATTCCAGATTGTACATTTTGCAAGATTTGAGTGTCTGCAAAATTTTTCATTCCACTAATATGCAATAAATTATTAACAGGGGTAACAATTTCTTCCCATGTTTTACTACTTTTTACCGAATAAGATAAATTTTGATAATAGTCATTATCTGATGTTACTTGAAAATTTTCACTAAGTTTTCCAGTTTCAAATTTCCAACCAAATTTTTGTAAATTGAAATAATCTATATCATAAACTCCATCAATGAATTTAACAGAATCAATTGTAGCTTCATTAAAGGAGTCTGAACCTCTTATTTTTTCACCTTTTGAAAGATTATAATCGCCTGATACTCTAACAAAATTTTCATCACAATTAACAACAATCAAATCTCTAAGTACAAATCCGTTTCCACTATTTGAAGATAATTTTTCTCCGATTGAAAATGGTGAAAATTTCTGAACAGATTTAAATTCTGGATAATTATTAAAATTAATTATTGTGGCATATGATTCTTGAATAGTTTTTGCTATTCCCGGATTCGTAGTTAACCCAGATATATTAAATTCTAATTTAGCTGGATTTATATTTTGATAGTTGGTAATCGTAAAAAATTGATATCCATAGTCTGAAGAATTAAATCCATCTCCAGAAGATCCACTTTTTTGAATGCCCTCAACAAAAATTTTATCTCCAACTGCAAATGGTGCAGATGTAAATCCTGCTAATGGAGTTGTTAAGAAACAAGTAACCACACCAGAGGAAGATTGAATTGTATCTATTGAAACTCCATTAGAATTATTAATTGCCCTAATTGTAACTGGTTTAATAGGAAGACCTTTGGGATCATTTTCAATAGTTACAGATATAATAGAAGATCCTGATAAATTAACTTTAAGTAATCCAGATTGAATTAGTTCTCCAGTATCACTGTTTACACAAATTAAATCCGGCATAGAGGTATAATTTTTCCCCCCATTGAGCACCTCTACGTTTTCTATTGTATTTGAGGAAGAAATATAAGCAAATTGTGGCAGAGAAGCAGTTGGTCTTAATGTTTTATCTGATGAATACTCAAACCCCTCGTTAATAATTCTACTTTGTTTAATTTTACCAATTGTTGTTGAGACCGGAACAATGAAAGCACCGGATCCATTTTCAGAGTCTACCCTATCAAATACCGGAAGAGATGTGTATGATGATCCTCCAGATAAAAGTTTTATTTTATGAATTCCACCAGTTGAAGTTTGAGAAGAAGTAGAATATTGTAAAATATCACAATTATCTTTTTGATAATATAAATTTTCTGGAATTTGTTTAAGAGATACTGTAAAGTTAGTATCGCCAACACTTACAACATTATAATACCCATTATACAAACTATTTTCAAATACTATCTCGGAATAATTTGTAACATCAGTATCGGCAGTGCTAATATATCCAGATTTTTCTAAATTATAATATAATTTTTCTGGAACACTGTCAGAATAATTTATTATTAATGAAGATGTTGAAGATACTCCAATAGTTCCAATACCAATGACAGAAAGAGATTCTGTAGTTGCTACAGAAACAAACTCTTTTTTAAAATTTGAATCGTAGTAAATTTTAAAATCATATCCAATTAATGAAGAATCTGAGAGATTAAAAACTAAATTATTATTTTTAATGCTTTTAATTTGGGGATTAACAAGACTAATTTTTTGTATACCGGATCCAGTTCCACCTATTGAAACTGTAGTTGGTGGCAAATTAAGAGAATCAAA